GACTCTGACTCCGACATTCCTGTGTTCGAATCACAGTACCCCAGCCACATAGAATCAACACTTTCAAGAATAAAAAGACTTGAAAGTGTTGATTGTTTTTATCCTACTTGTCCAAAACTTGTCCAAAATTTAAGTATAATATAGAATATTTTAGAATGTTATAAGGAAACAATAACATTTATTTTTACATTTATTAAATCAATTATAGAAATATATTCTTTATTGCCAAAATATATATTCCACTCTTCTACAGAATAAACTCTTATTAAATCATCTTCTTTTATTAATATTTCTTTTTCCATTTATATTCCTCCCTTGACAAATTTTGCAAGGAACTGTATACTCTAACTGTTACATTTGTTTAGATTAGAGTAACAATCCTTATGGAGATAGACAAGTTCCAGTTGTCTATCTCTTTTCTTTTTTTATTATATTTTAATAACACAGAAAGTCAAGCAAAATCGTTCGACACAAAGCGTTCTCTACCAGCTACATCTAGCACTTTTTTGAATAATTATATAAAATAATAAGATACTATTTTAAGAGGTATTTTATGTTTATTTTTAGAATTAAAGAGGTTAGAGAAAAGAAAAATATAACTTTATATAAATTAGAAAAAGAAACTGGTATTAGTAGAAGCTATTTACACGCATTAGAAAATAATAAAAAAAGCAATCCTTCCCTGGCTACAATGTATAAAATTTCTAATGCATTAGATGTAAATATAAGAGATTTATTTTATGCCACAGCAGATATAAATAGTTTAAAAGAAGAAATGTATACTAGAATAGATAAATATGGCTTAAATTCTCCCAAAGTTATGGAAATAAGCCATGTAATAGATTTACTAATTAACATAGAAATGCGAGAAAAATAGAAGAGCTTAATACTCTTCTATTTTATATAAGTCTGTTAGTTCTACATCTAATGCATAAGCAATTTTAACTACATTAGTGAATTTTATATTAATATTCCCGTTTTCAAAATTTTCTAATTCTTTTAGGTCCACATCTGCTTTCTTAGATAACTCTTCTAATGTAATTTTTTTGCTATCTCTTATTTCTTTAACATTAATTTTTATTTTCATTTTTTTATCCTCCTACATATATATTTTTTTCCCAATTATAAAAAAATATTTTGGCTATGTTAATTATTTGTGTCGAAATTTGTCGATAACTAAAAAAAAGACTAGTTTTGCTAGTCTTTTATAATATAATTATCTGCCATTTTTGAAATACAGCATTTATATTTTTCAGCGTTTTTATAATGCACATTTAATTCATATTTATTAGTTATATAATTATATGCATCTATTCCTAAATGGTATAAATCAACTAAATATAAGTCTATTACCCCATCTGTATTACAAGAAACATATAACCTAATTCCATCATATCTTTTATCTTGTTTCATTTTGTACTTTGTTGGTTTAAATTTATGTATTTGTGGTAATTTGTTATCATCAATATTATTCGCTTTAGTTATTATCCTTTTAAGTCTTTTACTTTCTTGTGTGTATTCACTTGCTTCATACTCATCTAATACAAACTCTTCTAAAAAATCATATTCTTCCAAATATAATTTTTCAAACACTTTTTTTAATATATTACTAAGTTTGTTATCATAACTACTTAAAAAATTTGTAAATTTTTCTTCCTCTAACTTGATAGAATGTAAGTTTCCATTAAAGCAAAAACATTTATAATTATATTGCTCTGTATTTATAATTCTTGCTCCACTTCTTATTATTTTCTGTATTCTATGTTTAAATATATTTTCGTTTTTGCTGTTTGGAAGCTCCTGTAATCTATCTTTGATTGTAATATTCATCTATTATTTCCTTCTTTGGCATCTCTTTGTTATGTTTTTTATCTTCTTTAATATAATATTTCTTCCAACACTCATCTTGATGTGATATATTTACTAATCCGAAATCATCTATTTCAAATAATTGATCAAGTAAATTATCTATAAAATCTTTTTTTACAATGTCATCTTCCAAATATCCATCTATATTTACATTTTCTAAATATCCTGTTTTGTCACGTCCAAAAACAGATGGTACAACAGGACCATATGTCCATGCTTCTATTCTATCATCAAATAAGTTCTCATTATATTTTGAATAGTCTACCTCTACACTATCTGGATTTTCTACATTTTCTCTAATAAATTTTCCCCAATAAGCAAATAAAAAATATAACGATTTTTGTAGTTTTATTGGCGAAATCACTCTCTGTTTTATATTTTTTGGATATTCTAAGTACTTATCTTTTATATACGCAGCCAATTTTATAGCTTCCGTATCATTTAAATCTACAGCCTTCATAATATAAATTCCCCTTTTTATTTATTCTTTACATTATATTATATTTTATGTATCTTGTAAAGTTATATCTACTAAAGTAAATATTATATGATATAATTAATTATTTATTAATTAATATCATTACTTTTTTATTTTTACAACACTTTTTTGTAAAAAAGTTAAACAAATTGTTATACAAAAGAACGACCTTTCACAATCCATTTTAAGCCGTTTTTATTTTTAATTAATATAGTTTTATACATTTATTTTAAGGGATTTATTAAGAATTTAAAATAATTTGAATAAAAATTTTTTAGAGGAGCACTAGCCCCTCTTTTTTATCTGGTAGGTCGGTACTCCTACATCTCTTTACAGAACCTAGTCTTACACTTTCGGTTGCTAGGTCGTGATAGCTACCTTTCTATCCTCAGATTTTTTAACTGAATAATTTAGTGAATGTATTTTTACCAGCTATTCCATCTACTATTAATCCGTTTGATTGTTGATAATCTTTTACTGCATTTTCTGTATTAAGTCCAAAATCGCCATCTACTGCTATTTTGTAGCCTTTACAATATAATATTGCTTGTAAAATATATGTTATATTACCTTTTGCACCTTTTCTAACAGATACGCAAGCATTTTTTGTTTTGCTTCCAAAGATTCCATCTACAACTAAGCCTTTTTGATATTGATTATTTAATTCTGTTTGTAATCCGATTACTAGTGCCTTTTTTGTTTTTTTTCCAAATATGTTATCTGTTGCTATATTTAGATTATATCTAGTATTTAAAGTGGCTTGAATTTTTGTTATAATGCCTATATTTGTATTTTTATTTTCTTCTTGAATAACTTGTTGAGTAAAATTTGAAATAAGTCTATTTTTAAAATCTATCCATCTACTTTCGTCTTCTACAAGCGGAGCAGGACATATTTTATTAGTAACATCGTAATGTCTTATTACATTGTCTATAGATATATTATATTTTGCCATTAATTCTTTTACTAATTCTATAGTATTAGATATAACCTTCTCAGATACATCTATTTTTCCATTATTGTTATAACAACACATTTCTATACCTATACTGTTAGAGTTTGTACATTTTCCGTTATAAGCTCCACCATTACCGCTTTTTAGCTTGTCCCCACAATGCCAAGCTTTGTCACTATCTGCTACTAATCTATATATTTCGTTTTCATCTACGAAATAATTAGCTGATGCACTTCTATTTACGTTTTTGAAATATACAGAATTGTTATATGCTGTACTTATTGCTCCTACATAGTGTATAACTATATACTTGTTTATTTTATTAGACATTTTATTAAAATTTATATTTGTTAGATTTTCCTTTATTTCCATCTAAAACACCTCTATTTATTAATTACTTTGTTGGATAATAGGTATGTTCCTATTACACCTTGTAACACCGCTATTACTTGTATTATCTGGGTCGCATATGGTATTGTTATACCATCTACCCCATTAATGCCTGCTACTAGAGCACCTATTATTGCTAGCACATTAGTTGTATATTTTGCTATTTTCTTAATCTTCTCCATATTTATTCCTCCTCATTATCTTTAATCAATAATTTCAAAATCTTCCACTTTTTCTACTAATGTTTCTACAAAAGAATTGCCTTTTAGCATCTTGTATTGTTTGTAGCTATACTCTATACTTTCTAATTGCCATTTGGTTATTTTTTTAGTATCTTTACATCTATCGTATATTCCTAAAATATCGTTTCGTAGGCTACATTTTGTGGCTTCTATTAGTGCCTTTCCGAATTTATATATTGCTGCAATAAGGGTACAGATAAATACTATCTGTACCCAATAATCTTTTATAAAATTAATTAATGCCATTATTCAGCCTCGCTTTCTGCAACTTCTTCTGTTACTTTTGTTTTCTATATCTTCTTTGTTTGCGTAGTATTTTTTTGTTATTAATTTTTCCAATAGTGTTGCTATATTCATTCTACTCCACCTCCTTCTCTAAATCTGTTTGCATATTATCTAATAGTAGTGCACTTGTTTGTGTTGTACTTAATAAATTTTCTATTGCTGTTATTCTATCTTCTAATGCTTTATTTTTTTGCTCTTTTTTTAAATTATTGTCTTGCATATATTCTAACTGTAATTCTGTTGTTACTCCATTTTCGGATTCTACAAAAATGTTATTAACACCTTTTTCTAATTGCATCTTGTATAATTTTTCTAGTGCTTCGCTTTGGTCTACTGTGCAGTCTTCGTAAATCGGTTCTGTTGCTTTATAATAAATTATTGCATCACCTTTTTTTGTTATTAGATTTTTTAATGCTTTCACTGCATTTTCTGGCGTTGTAAATTTTTCTATCCCTAAATTTGCTAAACTTACGGTTATTCTAAAATTGTTTACAGATGTAGTTGAATTTGGTTTTAAATAATTATATCTAGTTATTTTTTCTATAATTGGGGAAAAAACATTGGCTGGTAGATTTTTTAATGTTTGGCTAAGAAAGTCTACTGCTGTATTATTATTTTTTAAGCCATTGTATTTAATTTCAGTTTTACTATTTATTACTGCTTTTAATACCTTTTTCTCCCACTGCCACTTCCAAATTTCATCTGTTTCTCGATATACTGGTCTATCTTGTGCTACTACATTGCCATCTGAATCTGTTATTTTGCATAGCTCGGTTGTGCCTAAGTCTAGAGTTATTTCTTCACCGTTGTATTGTTCATAAAATGTTTCGGTGTCATTTAATTCAAGTTTTGGATAAAATGTAGTGTTTACAGTAATATCTTTTTCTACTCTTAAAAAATAACCGTAAAAATAGCAATCTTGACTTGCTAGGGCTTGTTTAATTTTAGCTACTCCAATAAGTGCTCCTAAAGTTTTTTCTCTTGCTATATATAGTATATTATATATATTAGTATCTGCTATAGAATACGTTCCTTTTTTCATGTATAAATATTCGCCAGTATCTGTAGAACTTCCATATAGATAAAAATCGCATGCTGGATTTTTGGAAGTACCAGAAACAGCTATACTTCCATCTTTATTTACAGTATATTGTATACCATAAGTCGATTTAGAGTTTTCTGCGTATGGATACGGTATAAAATTCTTACCTATTTTTTTTATCTTCTGCAATCCAGTAGCCACAACTGGCATGGATGGGTAATTAAAATCAAATTCCGTTGACATTGTCAGCTTTGCTGTATTAATATAAGAAAATCTTACATAACATGCACTTTCTGTTGTCGTAAATGAAAAAGAATTTCCTTTGTAAGATTTTCCTTCTATAACTGCTTTATTGCTATCAAAAAGGACTAGGTTTCTGAAATTAGTATCATTTGCAGCTAAATTTACTGTATAAGTTTTATTTGGTTTTACTTCTATATAATCTGTCGTGTCTGTAATTGAACTGCTTGCTAATGCGCCGGATTGTGAAATATAGTTATTTTTTGTGCTTTTTTCAATATCTATTGGAATAGTAACTGTTTCATCTTGTATTAGGTTTCCAAACACATTTAATTTGTTTTTACTATATTTAGCTGCATCATCTACATGTATACTTCCTTGTACTTCTGTTATATTCCAAGGCATTTGTTCTACTAATTCGGAATTTTCTTCTTCTAAATCTGCTATTCTATTTGTTAGTTTTTCTGTGTGTGCATCATATTCAGCTATTTTTTCTTCTGCGTTGGAATTAAAAGCGTTAATTTTTTCTGTGGAATTATTGTTAAACTCTTCTGTTTTAGCATTAGAATTATTGTTAAATTCTGTTGTTTTTGTTTCTACATTACTATTAAATGTATTTGTTTTTTCTTCAACATTTGCATCAAAACCATCAGCGATATCACTTATTTCGGTTTCCTTTTCTGTAGCATTGCTATTAAACTCATCCGTCTTTTCTTTTACATTAGTATTAAACTCCTCCGTTTTTGTTTCTGCATTACTGTTATAATCTTCTATTGCTGTATTAGCTTGTTTTGCAAATTTCTCTGTTTCTTGCTCCATTTTGTTTGCCAATTCAACATTTTTGTTGTACTGTTCTAATATGTTATCTTCTAATGCTTTTATTTTCTCTATATCGTCATTTATTTCTATAGACACATTGGTTATAGCTTGTAAATATTTCTCGTAAACATTTGCGTCCTCGTCAGTATATTCTTTATTTGGCTCGTATTCTGCGGAAGATGTTATTATTGTTTTTGTAACTAGATTCGTTGGGATTCTTTTTACTATCTTGTTTTCTTGCACTGAAAAACCGAACTACACCAATCTGATATCTGCCATTTGGTAAGTTCGGTAATACTGTTTTATTATCTACTATTTGTTGCTCATATACATCAGAATCATTTATGAATAACATTTTTTTAGCTAGGTTGTCCCACTCCTCTGAAAACGCAATATCTATATTATACAGGTCTATTGCTTTCGCATATGTATTCTCTGTTTCTACTATTTCTAAATAGTCTTTTTTTACTTTAAACTGCATTATAACACCTCGCTTGCTACCAAGATTTTACTGTCTGTTATATAATAATAGTTAGAATCTGTATTTATTTCATACACAATAGCTCTTTCTTCTATTATTTCTATATCTTTTATCTTTATTTTTCTTCCGGTTATATCCTCTAGAATATCTCCAACTTTCAAATCTCTTGCTATAACAATTCCTCTTTCAGTTATAAATGGGTGCGAATAACTTGCTTTTATTTCTTCGTTTTCAATTTTAATTTTGTAAATATTACTAACTATATGCTCATATTTCTTTGTTACAGGCTTTATTCCAGATGTTGTTACTATATTATCATTTATTTTTATATCTTTTATTTCTTTCATTCCTGTTTCTGTTAGTATCTTAGTATCTCCTGTAAAACAAGCTTGTCCACCTAAGACCATATATAAACTATATTTATTACCGTAATTGTCTGAATTTAATAAAAATTCTCCTATGTCCGTATATGTTAATTTTATCCATATGTATATAATCGTATCTTCTACTATATCTGTATTTATGTTTCCATTATGATTTGTAACTTCAACAAAATTTGTTGGTGTTTCAGTTTCACTAGTTACATATCCAATTTCTATTTTTGATAAATTTTCTTGACTTATTCCTTCTAAATTATATCCCAGAACGCTTCCAGTATTATAAAATGCAAAATTTTGACTTCTTTTAATTGTATCTATTTTTAAATCAGATATTACTTTTTCTATGCTTTCAGCCAATAACTTAAGATGTGTAGGAACATCTGCTTTATCTGTTTCTTCTGGATATGGGAATTTATATTTACTTGTTTCTCCCATCTTCTCTTCCTCCTTATTTTTTTAAAATGTCATTATATGTTTTATTTTTCAACTGCTTATACGTTTTTTCTTTATAATCACTATACTTATAAAAAATATCTGCTAAATTTAGGGCGTGGCACCACCTATTTAAATCGTCGTTTGTTATAAAACTCGGACTTGTCCACTGCTTTTTTTTAAATTTTTCTTCTACGAATTTATTTAATTTTTCTATATTATCCTCTATTAATTGTAAATCCTCAATGTATAAAAAATCTCCCATACTTTTTTTGTAAGTATTTATTTTTATTAAATTATAAAAAGCCGAACTGGTATTTATAGATGTTACAATTCCGAAGTTCTCTGGCAGTTTATAATTTTTTAGATTAATTTCAGTTTTTGTATTATTTTCACATACTAAATAAAGAAAATCTTGATTTTTTCCCAAATTTTGTTTGAAATTTATTGCTATTCCTTCATAGTCTATTGTTTTATAATTTTCAGTATTTTCAAACTTACACTCACCTATCAAATTATTTTCGGTTGTAATAATTGGTACTACATTTTCTGTTACTAGCCATTCATATTCTACTTCACTTTCTATATCTAAAAATAACTCTTCTCCACTTAGATCATCTCCTATTTGAATGTTTCTCGTTTTACTTTTCAGCTCCGGACGTTCAATATTTAAATTTTCTAATATTTTTAACATAGTACTAAAGATATTATTATAATCTGTTACCTTTAATTTATCATCTTGAGTCCAATTATCCTTTAACATTATTTTTTTAATCTCCTTCCACTATCAAATAATAATCCAAAGTTCCGTTATATTCATATTCTATTCCTGTTATAATTCCTGTTTTATATATCATCTCATTTTTTGCATTATATATTCCTGTTTCAAATTCAATGGTATCTCCAATTTCATATGCAAATATGTCGTTTATATGCAAAATATAGCTATATTTTTTCTTTAAGTTGTCCGTATACCAATTAGCAATTTCTTTGGCTTTTTCTTCACTTGTTATATTTCTATTATCTATTACTATTTCTTCATTTTTGCCATTGTTTATTATAAAATCATAGCTTGAAAATTTAAACGGTCTTATTTTGGCTGTTAATTCATATGTTTTGTCTGCATATTTGCTGTTTGGCAAATAGTGAATATATATTAAATCAAAATAAAGATCTCCTACATTTGATGTTACACCACTTTCATATATAGTGCCATCTTTATTGTAAAATGTAAAAATATAATTTAATACATCAGTTGCCAAACCTCCTGTGTTTCCTAAAAGTTCCAAACTTTTATTTGGATTTAATGTAGCATATCCATAATTATTTGTATTAAATTTCCCTGAAAATGCTTCTGTTTCCTCATCTAAATCATTCGAATATATTTTTATATTTATATTCTTTAATTTATCATCTTTCTCAATTTTAGGATACTCTTGTTGATTTTCAAGCTCTATTTTTGCTATAGGGGTTGTACATTTTAAACGCTTAAAAACAATTTCGTTTTCTATATTCTCAAAAACATTTGCTTTAAAAAAAATTCCTAAACTTGAAATATAGTTATCGGACCTCATTGTTTTTTCATATAGAGTTGTAGTCTTTTCCGCTTCGTTTTTTATTTCGTCATCTATTAGTATTTTTTCCGAAATTTTTTCATAATTATTGTTTTTTAACAAATATTCTAAAGTAAAAGGGAAATTATATATATCATCTTTATATAGCTCTATCCAATTACTTTTTTGCAATTTTGACAGTGCACCTAACCCAAATATTGTTAGCTCAAGTGTATTTTCGCCTTTTTCGAAATGATCAAAATATATGTCATCAACTTTTAAATAATAAATAATCTCATTAATTAATATCCCTAAAAAAACTGTAATTATATTGTTTTCGTTTAAGTTTGCTAAAATGCTTTCTTCATCAAAAATATTATATTCCTCATCTTCATCTACAATTTTTATCTCTATGCTTTTGCTTTCAAGTGTCTCATTTGTTAAATTTGCTCCTTTTTTTGCAGAAATTGAAATTATTTTGTCATCATCGTATTGAAAAATTGTTCCAATATACATATTCAAAATTTTTGCATGGCTATATTTTTGCGACCATTTGTAAATTTTAACGGTTACAATACTTCCAGTCTCTATATTTTTTAGTTTTATTTTTGTACTATTATTATTATCAAAATTATATGTTGTTGAATTACCATCTTTACCTTTAATAATTACATCAAATTCAATAGCAAATTCTGCTCTTAAATCTGAAAAAATTATGTTTAGATCTGCTATGCTATTTTTATCATTATCACATCTTTTTATGTATGTAACTGGGGTTTTAAAAATTCCATTCGGATCAGAAACACTATCACTGTACCACCCTTCGATTTCTTCCGCATTCGAAATTATACATTCAGTTGTGTTCAAAGAAATTCCTTCATTTTCAAAGATGGCATATTTATACTTTTCGTTTACTATATTATTTATATATACACTATCACTTATTAATACTCGAGCACTATTCGTCACTATTCTAGCTCTAGCACCATCAATCAATTCTTGAGGTATTTTAATCATTATATTGTACCTCCTGTATACTTATCTGCTTTTACTTGTATAAAATTACATTGCACATCTTTCCACCCAGTTACAAGATGTGTATTTGGATCTATTGCACTAGCACTTGGCTTTAAATCACCCGCATACATTTTTTTTGTTATTATTTTTCCTTTAGTATTCGGGAATTTGCACTCAAATTCTTTTTTAAATTTTAAATCTGTTAAAAAACTTACTTGTTCTTTAGTTAAAAAATCCCATTGCATTTCTATTTTCCATCTTGAGCTTATTATTTTTCTTATTAAATCTCCTAAAGCATTTTCTGTGCTATTTTCCCTTAAATTCGGATATGGAATATATTTAGATGGAGTAGGTAATGACACTCCATCTGCAACTATTACATTATTTTCTTTTATCATTTTCTACTCCTTCCTAATGTTCTAATATTGGTTTATATCCTCTTCTTTTTGCTTCATCATTTAAATCATCGAGTATTACTTTGGCTATTTCTCTTCCATTTACAATCATCTTGTTCTCAAGTGTAATTTTGCCAGAGTTTGTTTCAGCATTGTCCGATAATTTTGAAATTATGTCATTTAATTTATTGTTGTTATTATTTTTTTCTATCATAAGGTCTGTATTTATTTTTGGTTGTGTTATATTGTTTACACCATCAGCGTTAATTGTGTACGACATTACAGATGCCATATTTTCCATTTCACTTTTTACTTTTCCTACATTTTGTCTAATACCATAAACCATCAAATCTATCATATCCGGCATATATGTATGGAAATTGCTTAGTGGTCCTTCATCCGGTTCAGTGAAATGTAGAAAACTTTTAATTTTACTTGCAACATTGCTTACTGCCGATGTCACTTTTTCTGTATTTCTTTTTATTCCATTTGCCATATTTTCTGCTAAATCTCTTCCCCATTTTCCAGCATTACTTGCTAATGTAGAAAAAGTATTTCCAGTATTATTATCCCAGTTTTTTATTATTGTACCGGCCCTACTTAAACCTGTAGAAATTGAACTTTTCATTGTTTCTAATTTGTTTCCAACTGTTTTACAACAATTTTCCCAACAATTTGACATGTTACCTTTTACATCTCCAGCCCAATTCAACACATTATTTTTTATATTTCCAATTTTTGTTCCAATTCCATTTTTCATCTCTTCTATTTTCTTCAATGCATTTTCTTTCATTTGTCCAAAATTTAAAGGAACATTTCCAATTAAACTTGCTATTCCATCTAACAAACCTTGAACAATATATTGACCAATTTCGTACATTACTTTTGATGGGCTGTGAATTTGAAATAAACTAACTATTGCTCCAATTATTGATTCATCAAATTTTTCTTTAATCCAATCTTTTAAATCTCTAATTTTTTCATGCATTCCTTGTTTTATGCCTTCTACAATATTTCTTCCTAATGTCTTAATAGAATCTGTTAAAACGCTCCAATCTCCATTTATAAAAAGTCTTGTATATTTATCCTCAAAATCTTTTTTAAGTTCTTCCATTTCTTTGTCAGTTAAATTTAATCCCCACATTTTTACAAGCAATTCGGTGTGATTTTCCACTACAGAGCCTCTTACTGATGTAAAAAACAAATTCTTTAAACTTACAAGTAGTCCTTTAAATCCGGTCCATAATGTATCAAGCAATTTGCTCCAGTCAATATCCTTTATTGCTTCTTCTATTCCCTCACCAATAGAAGTTCCGAAATTTGCCCAATCAAAATTTTTTACAAATCCATATGCTGTATCTACTGCAGAATTTATGCCATCTGCAATTGTTCTACCTGTTAATTTCCAGTCTTGAGTCTTTATTCCAGAATTTAATGTTGTTGCAACTGCTTTCCCAATTTTTTCAAAATTAGTTCTTTTAAAAAAAGTATCTGTAAATATTAACGCTGTATTAATTCCATTTCCAATTGTTGAACCTATCAAGCTCCAATCTGTTCCATCTATAAATCCGTTAATAAAGTCCGCAATATTAGTAGCTACTTTCTTAGCGCTATTTTGTATTTTATTCCACGGAATTTTTTCCAAAGATTCATTTATTTTTTTCCCTAGCTCTTCTCCAACTTTATACCAATCTCCGTTTTTTATAGCTTTTATAAGTGTATTGTCTAAATTTTCAATTTTAGACAAATCAAAATTTGGAGTTGCTCCAGCCGCGCTTCCACTTCCACTACTATCTTTTTGTATATTGTGTATTTCATCGAAATCTGCTACATGATTTGATTTACTTGCTTTTGCAGCCTTTCCAGCACTTTTTGCCATATTATTGTATGCTTTTGCACTTGCATTAGCAAAAATATTTACTCCTGTTAAAGCATACGCAACGCTTTGTATCGCCTTCATTAGCTGATATACTAAGTTAGTTACAAATTGAATTACTGGTGCTAATGCAGATCCCATCGCATATTTCATGTACTCTATATTTGCACTTAATTGTTTAGCTCCAGCATTCTGACTGCTTAACCATGTATTAGCGCAACTACTTAATGTGCTATAAATTCCTTGCATAGAAAATAGAGCTCCAGCATATTTTAAAATATGTCCTAAACCATTTTTTACTCCTGTCCCCATGCCTCGTATTGTGTTTTTCACATTTACAGCTATGCCTTGTACATTATTCATTTGTGGTGTTATTTTTCTTAAAGAGCTAAAAATAGTAGAAAATATGTTTTCTCTACTATTTGTATTACTTTCTAATTTTTGTTTTTGATTGTTCAATTTTTCTAGCTGTGCTTCTGTTTGTATTATGTCTTTTGTATTTAAATGTATTTTTCCTTCCTTAGCTTTTTGTAATTTTTCCTCAATTTCACTAATTTTATATTTTACCAAATCTAATTGCTTAGTATTTGGATTTATACTCACATTTTGAAACATACTATGAACTTGTTGTACTTGTGGTTTTATTTGTTCTATCTTAGATTTTAATGTATCCCATAAACTAAAGCTTTGCTGACTAGGTTGTGCATCTGCTTGCATATTGGAATGTGTACTAATTTGTGGCATACTCATATTTTTATTTAATTGTTGATTTGCTTTTCCAATATTAGTAGGTAGTCCTTGTGCCTCTTTATTAAGGCTAATCAGCTTTTTTAATATACTGTCATATTGTTCTCCTTTGGGAGTATTCCCTAATTTCTCACTTAATGTTTCCATTTCTTTATGTAATTCTTGCTGTTTTAAATTTAACTTACCAAATGCATCATATGTAGTTTTTAGACCAGTTGTAGTAAAGCTTACTTCATTTGGGTCAAATTTTTTATTGTAACCATCTACAAAACCCTGAATTGACTTAGTATCATATTTTACATGTCCAACTTTAGAAACTTCTTTATTAGTGTTCTTAGTTTCAACCTTTAATTCTTGCATTTTTTGTTTATATCTTTGTAAGTCATATGCATTTCCTAATTGCTTTGCACTTCCTTTTAGTTTTTGTGTTTCTTTAGATACTCCAGCTATTTCTTGCTTTATTCCTTGCATTTTTATACCACTAACATCATTTGGATCGAATGTCTTTTTTATTTTGTTCTTTACTTTATTTAATTCTTTATCAATTCCACTAGCTTTTACTTTCTTAGCTAACCCATTAAAATTTACCTTCTCGGTTTCTGCTTGTATTGTTGATAATTCCTTTTTTATTTTTGGAGAGATTTTTTTAAACTCCCTTAGAGCCTCTTCAACCTTTGCTGTTACTATTATTTCTATTTCTTCTACAGTCATATTTTCCCTCCTTTCCTAAAAAATAAAACGTCAGAAAATTTATTCTGACGCTTTGTTTTATTTAATTTTTTATAAACTTAATAATTCCTTGAATTTTGGAATTGCTTCATCATAATATCTAAATGTTTCTACTTCTTTGTTTGAATATCTTGATTTATCATAAAACATTTTTCCGTATTGTTTGGTTTTAAGATTATTTCTATTAGCTAATATTCCTATTTTATTTGCTGTTACACCCAATATATTAGCTATATCTGTTGCTGAATATGTTTTCTTGTTAACCTCTGGTAATGGTAATAATGGCTTTCCAGCTATAATTGTACTTGCATAAGAACAACATACTTGTTTATACTCTTTTATATCTGTCTTGTCTGCTAGTTTCATCAATATACTTGCCATTCTTGCTCTAGAATTATTTAATTTTGCTTCTGCTGTTAATTTCTGATATTCTGATGTTTTAATTAATTTATTTTCACCTTTTCTCAAAGACTTAAGTAATTTTCTTATAAATGCTCTAAACTCTTTCGCTTTTTCTGTTTTTGCTAGCATTGTTACTTCATATATTCCATCTTCTGTGAATACTCTTGTTTCTTGTTCTCCTGAAGGAGTCCTCAATTTGATGACACCTGAAAAATCCTTTTCTTTTAAGTATTCAAATCTATTTACTAAATTACTTATAGATTTTCTAGGATTGTTGTAACCTAAACATTCTCCTAATTGTGTACTTGTCATAAACATTTCTTTTTCATTTGAGTAGATATCACATTCTACTTCTCCAAATTTACTTGATTTTACTAATTCTAATTTATTATTCATATCAATTACCTCTTTCTTTTATTAAATTATCCCCTTTTAATTTTCAGAAAAAGCTTTTTACATTTGATTCTCATTAAATAATAATTTCTGTTTTGATTCTAATTGTTTTATGAATTTTTCTAATCTTTCAGTATTATTTCTGTTATCCCAAATTATTTTACATAGCTTAACAACCTTTTTATCAAATAAATTTACTTTTGATGCACTTTCAAGCTCATATTCTGTAAAATATTTATTGTTTTCATCTTTGCCATAAATATAATTCATTGCCTTTATTTCAATTGGTTCGAAAAATTTTATCAATTTATTAGCTCTATCTTTATCTGCTATTACTCCACTAACAAATTCATCATCCACTTTTATTTTTTCACTTTTATAATAATTTTGGATTCTATCTTTTAATTCCATATGTTTACACCTCCATAAACTTTCTAAATATTTTTTTGTAAATATTAAACTTAAATACTCTATAGCTTATTAGTTGTATAAACATTAATCCGATAAATCCTATAATTGTATATAATGCTAATAATGTAATTATAAATAATCCTGTTATTAAACTTTCTATTAATCCCATAAAAAATAAGCCTCCTTCAAATTTTGTACTTGAATTAGACTCATATCCATGTTATAATATTCTATGGATAGAGTTTAACTCTTTCTTGATAGATATAATTTGTGTGTTCGCCAAAACTTAGCAAATTATATCTATTTCTATTTGTAATTTAATTTATCTTTTAAATATTCTTGCATCTGCATACAATTACGATCTATTACTTGTCCAAAATATCTTAAGTAATATTTTATCTTCTTCTCTGCTTCAGTATCATTTTTATATGTTTTATCTACTGTTTGTATTATACTTCCATCTGTATCTTTATGAATTATTTTTAAATGAACTGATTCATCTTCATTATATTTTATCTGAACATTTACATTATCTACCTCAAATTGGGAATCCGAAGCATTCCAGAAAAAATCAACTGCATAATCAACTAAAATATTTTTTGCTAACCAATCCTTATTGTCTTCTAGTAAATTTTGAATTGCAACATTAGCAAGGTCGTTTTGTGTTCTTTCCAAAATCTCACATAATGTTTCAAAATCTTCATTTAAATCGTAATCCAATCTAAATGTTTTCTGTACAATACCCTTTTTCTTTAACATTTTTTTCACCTCTTTTCGTTTGAATGCATTCATTTTTGCTAGCAGTTATTTTATATATCATTTTTGTTTCAAAGTCAAGAGGTATTTTAAATTTTTTTAAATTATTTTTTGGTAAAAGAAAAAGTCTTGATTTTCAAGACTTTTTCTGTTTTTACTTATTAATTTCAATAAAATCTGCATCTATTTTAGGTAATGTAACCTTAGCTCCCATTATAGATGTATAAGAGTAATCTCCTTTTGCAGTTCCATATATGGTTATTATATCATTTTCTAATATCTTATCTTCTCCATTTTTTGGAACATATGTTACATATATTGTATCTGTATAATATCCATACTCTTCTTTTGTTATATTTACTCTTAATTCAGTTTTGTTATTATATTCTGTTACTTGTATAACTTCTCCAGTTACTTTTACCTTTGTTCCTTTAACATTGTCTGGATTACGTGCTAATTCTTCATAACTTTTTTCTATACATTCATCTTTGTATTCAGTTTCATCTACTACAATTTCATTTTGAGTATTGTTTTGTAATATACTTGTATTATTACTTGGATTAATAATAAAGAAAAAGCTAAAAAACATTGCAAGTATTCCTAATACTAATCCTGCAATTCCTTTATGTTTTGTTATATAACCACAAAATCCAAATATTGCAGCTAGTGCTCCTAAAATCATACCTACATATGGTATCCAGCATGTTACAATTCCCAATATTCCCAATACTAGTGCTGTTGTTGCCATAACTTTTACCTCCTAAAAAAATAATAAGTACATTATATCATTTTTTCTTTTTGTTTGTGTCGAATTTTGTCGTTTTTTTATTTTTTTTCAAAAAAATTTCTAAACACTTTGGTTAATGGCACAATTTTAGGCTTTCTATTTAATGGATGTGCTTGTATTATTTTATTTGTTACTGCTTCATTTAAAATTATACTTTGTTTATAATTTTCGTTTTCTTTTATAGTATTACTTGCACAATACAAAGTTACTCTTTTAAAATCGCAATTCCAAAACTCCCTTGGTTGCATCCCATAATAATAACAAAGTGGTTCATATGCATATACTAACTGCTCTATAGTTTGGCTAGTTTGAATATTGGCAATTATATCGTCTAGCCTCGTGAAAACTTGAACTCTTCCTCTGCAATATTTGCTACAGCTTTCTCTGCTGATTTTTTTATTATCTCGTTCATATCTATTGTTATATCGCTGTTTATTTTTTCCATCAATTCTTCTTTTTTCATTTTTTTGTTGAAAAAACCCATTTTATTTATATCCTCAGCAATTTCTTTAAATATATCATTGTATGTTTTATTTTTTTCTTCCATATATACATCTATAAAATCATAAACTTCTTCGAAAATTTGGAATGCAGATATCCCTGTATCTGAATCTTCTGCAAATATAAAAATTATCTTTGACAAAGACTCAAGATTTTTTTCTGTTAAAGCTTTAAAATATACCTCTTCAAAACTTTTTCCATCTAAAAGGTTTGTTATTTTTACAATCTTACTTGTTCTATATACTAAACTTATTTTTTTATTTTTTGTTATCATTTCCATTATTTTTATCTCCTTTGCAAAAGAGAGAAGGCACACTTATGCCTCCTCTATATTTTTTCTGTTGTGCTAGTAATTTTACTCGTTCTACTCCTAGCACTTAATGTAGAACTATTCTGTGGGAAACCCTTCATTTTCTTCTACAGCAGATGTTTTATACAGTGACATCTTATCTTTTATAAATTCTTCTGGTGTTATTGTATCTAATGTAATTCTTATTTTTCCAGTAAAATATCTTACAAGTGGTTTTCCTTTAGTTTGTGCTGTTGACTCTGGTAATTCAAAGAACCAGAAATATTCTTTGTCTTTATCTAATTCTCTTAATCTTTTATGTTGTGTATGTGTATATAATATCGGTATTTCTATTGTTTCTGCCTTTCTTATCCCTGGCTGTGCTAATTCATAGTCTAGATCCAATACAGTTGCTGTTATTGCATCAGGTGCTTGCTCCAATTGTGGAATTTCTGAAGTAAAACTTACTTGTGTTCTTTCTCCAACTTTGGTTTCTGAGTACCAAACTTTTGTCAAAGTTGATACATCTGGTATTTCTCCTGCCATAATTAATCATCCTTTCTATTTTATAAATTCAAATGCGTTCGTTATTCCATTATAGCGAACCTCATATGTTACCGTTAATCCATATTTTTTTGATGTGTTATCAAAAATTAACGGACTTGTATTTGTTCTGGTTAAATTGTATTCTTGTAATTTATTATCAATTTCTTTTGCCATATCCATACATGATCTTTGTTTTGCATTCCAGCATGTAACTGAAAATTGAAACATTGACAATATAGGAAATGCATTATGTGTTTTTAATATGCTTTTTAAGGGATTGTGCAATTCGATACATGGAAATACACTTTCCGTTGTTGGGTACTGTAATGTTTGCTCATATTCCAAGCTTTCTAGCTTTTCAAACATTAAATCAGAAAACTCCTTTTCACTTAAATTTCTCACTTGCACGCCTCCTTTATAATCTCATTTATTTTTTTCTTTATTATTTCTTTGTTTTCTGCTCTGGTTTTAAATTCTGCATCTGTTAAAAAATGATTTGCTTTCATACCTGTTGCTACATAGAACTGTGTATTATTTATTGTTGTTATTGGAAAATTTAGTTTCCTACCGACTTTATGTACTGGAATATACCATTCTGTATAACCTGTTTCTATAAAATGTTTTGTGTTTCCAATATGCTCTTGCTCTGCGTATTGTCCTGTTCCAAAATATTCAAACCATAAATATGGTTGCCCATTTTCTCCTAAAAATTTTGAAGGATCTGCATATACTCGACCTTTTATTTCTCTTGTTTGCATATTAACTAATTCAATTAGTATTCCTTCACTTTTATGTCCTCGTTCAAGCCTTATTGCATATCCTTGTATATTTTTTAATACATCTTCTATTGCTTGTCCTATTTTGTTTTGCAAGCCACTTTGTATTTTTTCGATTTTTTTAAAATTATGCTTAATTTTTATTTTACAACTAATTCCCATTGTTTTTCTCCAATTTATACAAGGTATTTTTTCCTACTTTAGGATTATCTGTTACTATGTAATCTGGTATTATTTGTTCTATTTTAGATATATCTTTTAAGGATATTCCATCACCTTTTGCAATGTTATATTCCATATCTGTTCGTGCGTTTTCTATACTATAGTCTACTTCTCCGTTTGTTTTTCTGTCTAATTCATTTAAGTCTTGTTGCAAATTTAACCAAGCTATTCCTTTATATTTCCATTTTTTTTCTTTCTCTCCGTGGTCATTTATTGTTGTATGTTCAGATATCCATACTTTTGTTAAATCTTTCGTTAACATTATTGTAACCTCCTTAAGTTATTTGATATTATATCTTTCTTTAGCTTGTCAATAATGTTATTAAATGTACTAGACATTCCACCTTCACCTCGACTGGCTAACCCCTCTGCGCCTCTTGCAATATATGTTGCTTTTACCGCTTCTTTTACTAATGGATATAATCTTGTGTCTTCTTTTTTTAACCCAGAGATATTTGAGGCAATAGAATTTATTTCCTCGTATATTTCTTCAATTATTTCCTTGTCTGTATCTTTATAGTTAGGACCTAGGTCACTTGTTATCTTTTCAATATTAGTTCTCATTCTATTACCTCCCGAAATTTCTTCTTATCCTCTTGAAATTATTCTTACAATTGGAATAGCTTTGTGATCTATATAGCTTTTAGATTTTTCCTCATCTTCTCCAGAATTTACAAGTGCCCAGTTAGCACCATTTTCAAGCTCTTTGTTTGTTGGAGATAAAGTAGCTTGTGAAGCTTTTTCATATGATATTCCATATGGTGCATATACTTTTCTTTGTCTAATATATAATGTATCTTGTCCACCGTTTTTTGATGGATTTCTATCCATTTCATAAGGAACTTTTACGCCTAAATCTTCATAATCGATTGAGCCTGCACCTAGTGCATATGTTGTATATTTTGTATGTGCTTCGTCTGATAGCTCATAGTAATTTGCAATGCTTCCAACAACGGGGCTTGCAACTGCTGTATATTTTGTTCCTGATTTTGTATAATATGTTTTTCCAGCTACAATGGCTGTATCAGCTGTTTTTATATATGTTGCTTCAACTTCTTCTGTTGGCATATCATCATCAATTACTACTAATTTACCGTTCCATGTTCCTAAATCTAGTTCTCTTGTTATTCCATCTTTGTCAGTATATTTTAAATGTTCTAATAAATTTAAATTTTCAAGGTTTGTTGCAACATCTGAATGTGTAAATACTAAAGCAAATTTCTTTTTATTAGCTCCACAAGCTTTGTTTGTTGCAGAATTTAATGTTGTTGCTCCTACATTTCCTTTTACTTCCATTGTATGTTTATTAACAAACTCTAAATTTTTAGTTCCTGTCATTGAGAATATACCTTTTAACACTGATAATATTGTATCTTGATCTAATCCGTCTTTATATTCTGCAATTTGTTCAGCAACATTTTGCATAAAATCTTTTCCTCCTGTAATATCATAAGAAAAGTCTTTTTCTATAAATCCTTTTGCTCTACCAACAACTACAACACCTCTTTCAAATGTTTTTGTTGATGTTGCTGTTATATCTGTTTGTCCATCATAATTTACTGCGTCACCTTCTAACAATCCACGCATTGCAATTCTTGCATATGCTGTACCATCTTCATCAGAAAATACTTTTCTAATATCTTCATTTCCTGTTAAAGCTCTTGATTTCTTTAACTCATTTGTTTTTAAGTTTGGTATTCTATCAACTGAATACTTAAATGCTTTTTCATTAAAACTTTTTGAATCAAATTTTCCCATTTTTTATTACCTTCCTTTTTTATAAATTTACTTCTGGGTGTTTATTTAGATATTCCGCCAATTCTGTATAGCTCATTTGGCTTATATCTTTTTGAGTTACCCTTTCTCCTATTTGTGGTGCTGGCTCTTTAGAATACTCATTTATTGCTTTTTCTCTGTCTGCTTTTGATACTCTTTCAAATATGTCCAATTTAGAATTAATACTTTCAGCAGTTTCTCTTGAAAAATCAATAGTTTCTATGTATCCTAATGAGATTCCCCTTTGACTTGCTTGACGAATTGTTTCGTCTTTTAGTCTATAAGCATTTAGTTCATTTTCAGCTTTATTTGCTCTAGCTCTTTCTTGCTCTAGTTCATAAGACTTTTTTTGGTCTTCATCCATTTTTGCAAGCTTATCCGCTTCTGCTTTTTTAGCTTCCATCTCTTCTAAAATTGCTTGTCTTTCTTTTTGCTTTTCAGCATTAATCATTTTGTTTACTTCAGCTCTTGTAAAAGTTTTTTCTTCTACTTTAGGTGTTTCAACTTTTTCCTCATTCTCGGTAGTAGGCACCATATCTTTTTTTAGTTCTTCGTTATTTTCCATAACCATTTCCTCCTTAACTTTTACGGTGTTATAACCAAACTATTTAACTTTTTACGGAAGTCTAACCAAACAACAGACAGTTTAAAGCCATATCTAGGGCATAAAAATAAGAGCTAGTCGACTTAGCTCTTGATTTATAATTATAAAATGTTAATAACTTATTTATTTTTTTCTTTAATGTTAAAATGTATTGCACACCCAATTATTACTGCTATTTCTACTAATATTGTGGATATTACACCACATATAAATGGATTTATATACATATTATTTTCCCTCCTCTTCATATATTGCTATATAATTTTTGTTTATGCTAAAGTTAGTTACCTAGTCTGGTGTCAATTTTGCACTAATTTCAATATTGGCAACAAATTCCAAATCATTCGTTATATCATCTGCTTTTTTTATTAATTCTTGTCCAATTGCTATAATAGATTCCTTTACTTTTTCTTTTCCAATCGGTATTAATTGTTTTTGCATATTTTTACCTTCTTTCTTTAAAAAAATATGACAAATACATTATAGTTGACCTACAATAATGAAAGTGGTGTTGAATTGGTGGTAAATTTAATCCTAAAACCAATCCTTGGCACTTTATCCTTTCTATTCTTAAATCCTTTTGTGTTTCTCCATAGTATCTATCAAATACATTTTCTTTGTTAATATAAAACTCTTGATTATTTAAACTATCACACATTAATGTTGTTTTATCGTCTTCAACCGCAATAAATTTAACTTTTGCATCATTTCCTGCAATTAACTTTATTCCCTCGACTATAGCTAAATTATTTAATCCTACCATTTGCAAGTCTAATGCACCTGATATTTTATCATTATTTACTTTAAGTTTTTGATTGTTTTGTCTTTGTATTATCGTCTGAAACTCATTTGAATCAATTTTTAAGTCTTTTTGCTGTTGTATGTCTAAAATTGCTTGTTTATATATTTGTTGTGTATTATACTGCATTGTTGCTTCAATATATTGTTTCCAATTAAATCCACTATAATTTGGTTGGTCTAATAATACAAGAAATAAAGCCATCGTTAATATTGATGGCTTTTTCTTTTTATTTACTTCTTGTTGACCCTGTTCATAATAATAATTAGTATCTTCATACATTATCTGTTTTTCTTGTTCTTCTAATTTGCTTTGTTCTTCTATATATGCACTATAAATAAGCAATTCTAGTATTTCGCTATTTTTTACTCTTGTTCTTCTATAAATGTCATATGCTAACGCAGTAAAATAGTTGTTATTCTTTAATAATCCTTGTTCTTTCCAACCGCTCTATATATGTATTTATTCTTTTTTTAGTTTTATTATCAGCTATATTATATATGTTCTCTGATGTAAAATTAAACGTATCAAAGATTTCTTGGAATCTGTTCTGTGTTTGTTTTGATATTTTATTATATAGTTGTTTTAATTCTTGCATTTTTGTATCGTGATAATTCCATATGTTCATATTAAACCCTTTCATAAGTATTTTTAAATATTTCTGGTTTACATGGATATATCTCACCTTGTATTCCTTTTATTATATAATCTCCGTAATTTGCATGCATAACTCCTTCTAACGTTTGTATATCTGCATTAGTATCATCATAATGTTGAAAACCTGTTGATTTTCCATGTAATATAATTTCATTACTTGATACTTTATCCATAAACCAGTCTGGAATAAAATCTATTCCTAATCTAAATGCTTCTATTTCTATTGGAATTTTTCTATATTTCATTTATATTCCTCTATTCTTTATTGATTTGCTTATTAACTACTTTTGTTTGTTCTTTTTTATTGTCTGCAGTTAGTTTTTGTGCTTTTTGTTGGTCTGTCAAATCTGTTACTTTGTCATCTTTGTTTTCTTCTTGTTGATTGTTTTGCTTTACTCCTGCTTGTCCTATCATTTGCATTTGTTGTAGATTCTTTTGAATATTTTCTTCATTTTGTAAGTTCATCTTTGCTAACTCACTTGTGCTGTCTAAATCAAGTCCTAATAAGTTTATGACCGTATCATCACTTACTAATCCTCTTATTTTTAATGCATTAGTAATCATTGTTGCTACATCAGAAGGTAAATTTCTATTTAGTTTTATTTCAATATCTCTAAAGTCATATGTTTTGCCTTTTTCTTTATTGAATTTTTCTAATATTATTCTCCATCTTCTTTTTAATCCTTCTTCAAAATCTCCTTCAAATGTTGCTATATATTGTTGTAAACTGAAGAATTTCTTTTCAAGTGCTGCATTATTATCTGCTTGTGTAAAACCTAAATCTGTCATATTAGGACAAAATGAACACAAACAAATAATATCCATCAATGTCTTTTTATGATTTTGTAATGCTGTATCATTTACATTCTTTTCAACCCACCATAAATTGCTATCAACTTCTCTACTTCCATCTAAGTATCTTACTCTACTTGTTAATACATACTCATCTTCTTTTTGTCTTGCAGGATTTATAATATCCTCGCCTTTTTCGTTTTGTATAATCATTGGATTTTCTGGTGTATATCCTTTTACTGCCAATATTGCTTCATCATTATATTTAAATACATTTCTAGAATTTTGAATACATCTTTCATATGCTCTTATTAGACTTATTACAGGTTCAAATATTGCCATTCCATCGCAATTTTCTATTGCAGTTGCTGGTATATCATCATCCCATTTTTTAGGTTGTTTTTCTTTTTCGTTTTCTTTAAATAATGGTTCATCTTTAAATTTTTGTTCATATGCTGGTGTACCAAATATTTTCCTTTTTTCAGGGGTGTCATAATAATATCTTTTTCCGTCTGATGTTGTTAATTCTATCATTTGTTGATATTCACCATTTGCCATATATGTGCGAATTATTCTGTATATACCTATTAAATTCTTTTTAGCTGAATAATCCCATATAGCGATAGTTTCTAATGCGTCACTTCTCGCTATTGTTATTTCGCCTGTTTTTTTATCTTTGTAATATATTTCATAGCAAGCCCTTTTTATTAAGTAATCCAATACCATATGTAAAAAATGTGAAGCATCATTATTGTAGTCATTTATATGTTTAATTAATTCTTTTATTTCTATTATTTCTTTTTCGTCATTAGTTTCGTGATTAAACAGTTCTCTTATTATTTTGTCTTTATCTTCATTAAATGCCTTTACTTTATAAGTTGGTGCCTTTCCACCAAAATAACCAGCAGACATTATTGATATATATCTTTCTAGTGGCACTTTTATATCTTCATCATCTAAACTTGCTAATTCTTCGTCTGTTAGTTTTCTTCTGAACTTCTCATATAGTTCTTTTCTTACATCTAATTCTTGTTGTGCTTTAAAATATATATCTGTTATACTTCTTTCTTCTGCTAATCTTTCTTTGCTATATCTTAACATTATTTCCTCCAATCAAAAAAACACCTACTTAGTAGATGTTACATTTTTATAAATGACTTATTGGTCATTGCCATATTTGTATTTTTAGGTTTTGGATTTTCATATACTCCTGTTAAACAATCTTCAGCGTCATCGTGTTCATTTTTACCAGTTCTTACATAATGCTTTAAATGTTTAGCAAATTCTGGCCATCTATCTTCCCAATTTATTGGAAAATATACATTATTCATTACTCCTGTTGAATTACTTAATATTCTCGCAACTTTATTGTCTCCTTGATGAAACCATCTAACATTTGTATGTCTATTACCTAATTTTCTTAAATTGGTTATTACATTTCTTGCAAATCCTCTGCCACCATTGTTACTTTCTATATTTGCATTTCCAACATTATCTTTGGTCATCATTTCTGCTACTGCTGGTTCTGTTACTTCCATCGGATCTTGTGTAAAAATAACATCTAAAATATAGTGTTCATTATTATACATCTGATAATCTATTGAACATAAATAATCATCACCTTCGTCTGCAGTATCTGTATAATTCATAACATAATGTGCTGGCGGTAATTTTTCATAAGTTTTAAATGATGTATATAATCTATTCTTTACATCTATTGGTTCTTGCTGATAATTAGCATAAACAATATCTTTATTCATATTCTTTGTTTTAAATTCATAATCTTCTTTGCTTAACACATCTTTACACAACATTGAATCATCTTCTTGGACCGCTTTGTAATTTATATGTCTTACATTAGAATAATTTTCTAATATATATCCTGCTAAATCATTACTAGACCATCTTGTCATAATAATTATTAATTTAAATCCATTCTCAGTTCTTGATAGCATTGTATTATTAAACCAGTCTATATGATTTTTTAATGTGTTTTCGTTATAGGCTTCTTTTGCATTTTTTATAAGATCATCTATTATCATTATTGTACAACCGAAACCAGTCGCAGTACCAGTTGGTGACGTTGCTAGATAATTTGATACCTTACTACCAGCCAATGCCCATTTTTTTTGCGTTGCTTCACCATCTTTAATTTTAGTATTAGGAAATATATCATTATATACAATTACACCTTCTGTTTTTTCAGAGGCTATTGTGTCTCTTACTGATTTTGCAAATGAACTTGACAAATCCTCATTATATGATCCTGTCATTATTTTTTCATTTGGATTTGTTCCTAATACCCATTCTACAAATTTCCCAGCAGTTCTGGATTTACCGATGTCTAGGTGGCATATTAATTACACACACTTTTTCATCACTATTATAAAAATCTTGTAATTGATAGCATAAATCTTTTAAAAAGCTTCGTTCTTCTTTATAAAAATCAGAGGCGGTTAACTTGCAATACTCAAAAAAATCACGTCTAGCTAATTCTAAACGTGCTTGTTTTTTTATTTCTTCTCTTACATCATTATTCATTCAAAATCTTTCTCAATTCTTCTGTTGACATTCCTGAAAATGGATTATTTGTATTAACATTGCCATCAATCGTTACTTTCTCTTTAAACATTCCTAAATGTCTTCCTAGCAATTCAAGAGCTTTTGTTTTATCTAATAGTTTTACTTTTTGTGTATCACCTATTTTTTCTCTGTCATCTCCATAACCCTCATATTCTTCTAAAGTTTCTAATGATGATATTGCTCCTGCAGTTTCACTATCCATATCAGCTATGTTTTTTAATTGTCCATTTTCTGTATATAGTTTTCTTATATCTAAAAATGCTATTTTAGCTAATTCTTTTATTACCATATCCTGTGTTATTTCTGTTCTTTGTTCTCGTTGTTTCATTCTTTCAGATATGTATTCTTGAACCTTAACATTTCTTAACATTCTGCTTGATGCTGCATTGGCTGTTTCATCTTTTTTACAATTAGGATAAGCAACCTTATATGCTTTTGTTGCATTAAGGTCTATTAAATACTCATCACAAAATCTTTTTTGTGCATCTGTCATATAAGATTACCTCTCTTTCTTTTATTCTCTTTTAAAATCTTTTATTATTGTATCTAATATTGCAACACAAATAAAAAGAGTAATAAGTATTGCTAATGCTCCTACACAACTTAATATAATTCCTAAAAATATATTCCACATAATCTTATACCTCTTTTCCTGTTACTACATCTACTATTTTTATTGTTACATCTGCTTCCCAGATATAATAACTTCCTATTTTAGATAATTTCTCATTCTGATTTTCTAATATTACTTTTCTCTGCTCTAAATTTAACTTTTTGCTTATTTCTTTTTGACTTTCTATTGTATTATTACATGTATAACCTTTTTTATTTAATACCTTTATTACTAGTTCATTTTTTTCTTTAGAAATTTTCTGTATAAGATTCTTTTCCTTCTTTGATTTTACTTTTAGATACATAATATATTACCTCCTCGCAAACATTCGTTCTTTATTAAGTATGGACAATAAACTTTTTGTTCTTTTAGGCTTGTTATAATTAAAAAAGAACAATTTCTACAACTTGTAGGTAACTGTTCTTTTATACTGTCTAATCTTTCTTTATGCTCTGCTTTTTCTCGTGCAGTGTACTGTTCTATTGCTAACTTATCGTTATAGACTAACTTTCTTGCACACATACTAAATCTCCCTCTACCACTCTGTTAATTTTGGCCTTTTTTTAAACTTTGTTTTATCTTTTATGTAATTACAACATTTTACAGATAAATCTACAGTTATATGTATATTGCAATCATTTTCATTTTTATTTGCACAATATTTACATATTTCTGTTTTGTATTTTTTAAAAAGATTTTGTTTATTCATAATTATCCCCCTCACTTTTATTGGCAAAAAAAGACCTTAATTACTCTTGTAAAAGCAATTAAGGCTGATTAATTTAAAAATATATTGGATTAATTATTTAACTTTTCTTTTTTGGACACACTTTTAAATCTATTGATATTATAACTTGACACTCTCAAAATTTCCACAAAAAACTATCAAATTTCTATCAAATTTCTATCAAATTTCTATCAAATTTATTTTATATGTCCTAAAGCCCTTGCAAAACTTATTAATGCACTGTTTTGAAGTCTAAAATATGTAGCTTGTGGAATATTTTGCTTACTGCATATATCTTCTACAGTATTACCTGGCAATAAATATCTTAATCTTATTATACTTTTCATGTCTCCTTGCAATCTTTCAAAGACTCTTTCTATTGCAAAAATTTTTTTCCTTACTTCTTCATCGTAAACCATTGTGTTTTCTATTACAGATTGTCTCCAATTGTTTTGTTGAGCTGTAAAATTTTCTTCCCAAAAGCCACCAATTGTGACCGGTTCTCCTCCTAAGCCTTCACATTCTATTCTAACAATCCAATCTGGATATTTTCTTAAATCCGCAATTGTATTTCTCTTTGCTTCTTTACTTAACTTCAATTATATGTACCTCCTCTTTTTTAATTTATAAATTTTGTACCTTTATGTATTTCTTTTAATTTACTAAAAATTTCATATTTACTACCAGTTATAATTGTTCCATTTTTTGCACCATTTTTATATATTACTAGATAATAGTTTTTATTATTTTTTTGTATTATTTTATATTCGTTATTGTTGGTATCTTTAAATTTTCTAATTAACTTATCTTTGTTTTCCATCATCCCATCCTAATTCCTCTACTTTCTTATTTATTGCTTGTAATTCTTTCTTTTAGTTCTTCATTCTCTTTTTCTAATTCTAATATTCTATTATGAGCACTTGTGCTTACTCTTACTTCTAATAATTCTTCATTCTCTTTTAATACTCTTTTATAATCTGATAAAATTTCTATACTTTTACTTAATGCTTTGATGTCTGGGTCACAGTTCATACAACTTCCACCAGCGCATTCTATTATTTCTTTTTGTTCTTTTCTAATTTTTAATATTAATTTTAATTGTTTAATAGTTTCTTCTATACTATTTTCTTTCACTTAAAACACCTCATCTCTAAATAATTGCCAATATCCATTTACATACCCTGCTTCTTTTGCGTTAAATACTTTACATATTGGCTTTATAGGTAATCTTTGCTTTCTTCTAGCATTATATATAGGTTTGCTTCCTTGCACCAACCAAATTTCTCCTGCATATAAATCTACAAGGAAATATTCTCCTATATATGGATTAAAGTCTTGTCCAAATTTATATCTATATTTATGTGTATCAAACCACTCTCTTGTATAATTTATTGATTTGTATGTATTTATTACTTTTTCTGTCTCATCAGCTGTTTTCATATGTATCACTCCTTTCAAGCTTTTTTGACTCACAATCTTCTATAGTAGCATAGTAAACATTATCATCAAATATAAGTCTTAATAAAATATCTAAATCATCGATTATTAGTCCCTTTCTATTGCCAATTACTTTTTTTCTTGTTTCTGTTGCCACTATAGGTTCTGGCATTTTCTCTTTTATTCCAATTTGGTAAGCTTTGTGCTCTATATCTTTTTTATGTTTGTAATTAATGCAAACTATTGGCATTTGTTTTTCTACTGATAACTGGATTGCTTTCATTGTTTTTCCGTTTGCTTTACTTCCATAATATATTTTCATGTCTTGTTTTCCCCCTCTCTTATCCACCACAACTCATTTTTAAAACTACTATAGTACCTATAAACCAACCAAATACTAGTGCACTAAATGCTATTGCTAGTAGTTTTACTATTAATTTTAATATTGTTTTAAAATCATTCATTTTTTTTCTTCCTCTCTTTCTTTACGTAGTAATTTATAATTAATTATTAATATGTCATATAGGTTACATTCTTTTTTTATAAACTTTTCAATTTCTCGTAATTCTTCAATACTTTCAATTTTTTTATTTCTAGTTACTTCTATACTTCCTGTTCCCGTATCGTATCCTCTTCTTTGGAAATATGCTATAAAATATATATATTTCATTTAATCACTCACTTTCTCAATCAATATTGTCTTTTATTTTAACCATTTTGTTATCCTTCCCTTTTTTAAACTTTTGTAATTTCTATAATCGTTTCTTCTCTGCCCTTTTCGTAAATTATTCTGCTTCCATCCCAGCTTTGCAAAATGCTATAATTATCGTCTTCTAATACCTTGTATTTAACCAATATGTCTGCTATTGCATTTTCTAAATTTGTTAAATCTCTTTTGCGTTTATTTGGAACATAGAAGGTACATTTCAGATTGACTGGATAAGTTATATTATTTTTATATTCAATTAAAAATTTGCCACATTCTTGCTCGAAATTTTTATATATTTTTGACTGGCTTATGAACAATTTTTCAGTTCGTTTATTTACTAAAATTTGTTGACTGTTCTTTTTACTTCTGCACATAAGTGGTATTTTTATTATCATACATATCCTCCAATCCGTTTAAAATGTTGGTTTTATTAACATATCTCTTGCTTCTTTTTTTAATCGTTGATAATCCTTTTAACGTATTTATAATATCTCCTGTTATAAGTTTGTTGTTGTATTTAGTTGTTAATGTATCTCTTATACAATAAGCTTTGTCTAAATCATCTTTTATGCTTCTTCTGTCTGCTCTGACTTTTTTTAGTAATTTTCCTGTTTTTGCATATCCTCCTGCGTTTAATGTATTGTTTTCTATATAGTGTAATATGTCTTGTTGCTCTAAATCTTTTTGGCTTAATTCGTTTTCTATCTCTTTTATCTGCTTATCTATATCTTGAAAGAAATTAAGCATATATTTTAATAATTCCTCTGCTTCCATTAACACTCCTCCTAGCTTGCTATTCTATATATTGCAACACCTTTGCCTGTTATATTGTCTGTTTTTCTGCCCACTATAACTACTTGCCTTTTATCTAGTAAACTAGTTAATCTTGGACTCGCATTGTTTCTATCTGGTGTATTTGTATAACCTGCTATATACATCTCCTCCGCTACTTCTCTTGCTGTTCTTTCTATCCCATCTTTTAATATTTCTAGTACTTGTGCTTCTCTCTCGGTTATATTTACTTTTATAAAACTTTCTCTTCTAGTTTCTCTTGTTATTTCATTCATTTGTTTTCACACTCCTCTTAATCTAAAATTATTTTCGATTCCTCTAGCCTCTGTTATTCTTCCTTTACACATCTCTATAATTCTACTTCCTATGGCTTCATCAAAATCTAGTAGTCTATCTTGTATTAACTCAGAACTTAAAATAATCGGTTTATTGTTTAAATATCTGTAATTTATTATTTCAAACATGATATTGATGTCTGATTCTGTTGTTTTACCTTTTGCGAAATCATCTATTAGCAATACTCTAGCTGTTTTGTATTGATTTAATAACTTATTATATTCAATATCATCTGTTATTACTTGTTTTATTCTTGTTACAGCTTCACGGTATGGCATATATAGTACTCCAATGTTTTTAGTCATTAGATTATTTGCTATTGCTATACTTAAATGTGTTTTTCCACTTCCGCAATTTCCTAAAAATGCTATGCTATTATTTCGCTCTTTTTCAATTTCTTCAAAATTCTTTACATAGTCTATAGCTATTTTTTTAGCCTCTTCTTGAAATTTAGTAATTGTTTTAAATTCTCTAAATCCTATTTTCTGAAATTGTTCTGCTATTCCAGAATGTTCTAATATTCTTTTGTATCTCTTTTTTTCTGCACATTCACATACTCTTGCTGTTTGTGTTTTTACATCAAATATCATTTCTGTGTCTTTACATTTAATACATTCATATAAGTCCTGTATCATCAATTTCTCCTTCTGTTGTTCTTGCGAGGTTTGCTGTGAGGTCAATTTTTGAATATTTGCTATTATCTGATTTATCTGTTCCATTAGCTCCTCCTTTTTTAGTTTTTATAGTGTTATACTTTCCTTCTAAAATTGCTGTTGCTTTATCAATTCTCATCATAAAATCAAAATCCGCTTTCCATCCTCTTTCATTATCTCCTGTTAGGAAACTAGTATTATTTGCTATATTACATATTTGCTTAAATTGTTCCTCTGTAAAGTCTTTAAGAAATTTATCTATAGCTTTATTTCTTGTATCAGTTAATTTTTTGATTTGAGGAAGATTCGTACATGTGGAATTATAAATTTCGACTATTATATTTCTCTTCTCTTCTATTTCTTTTCTATTATCTTCTTTTCTTTTAGGAGGTAGTACTACCGTAGTATTACCGTAGTAGTTCTACACCTTTATCATCAATATGCGGAAACGTTGATTTTGTAGGCTTATTAATAGTTTGATGTTTTAGGAAATTAGGGAGATTGTAGTAGGTCTGTCCATCATATCGAAACAAAACTACTATATTTAATCCGCCTAAGTGGGAAAGCCATTTTTCTAAATCGGAAGCTCTGAAGTCGTCATATGGAAATATCAAAGACTTTAATAGCTTCGGATTTGCTCTGCCATATCCTTCATCATCTGCATTACTAATTAAGCCCATAAATAGCATTCTTTCTTGTACTGTACATTCTCCTAATTTTTCATCTGTCCAAAAATTTGGGTCTATCATTCTTTTTCTAGCCACATCTTTAGTTCTCCTTTCTGACAACTAGAGCTAAGCCCTAGTCGTCTAAATAATTTTTTCCAATAAGATTTATAAAATCTTGTCTTGTATGTGTTTTTTCATACTCTTTCTGATATTCTTTTTTTAATATCAAATCCATAGCTCTGTTGTAATGTACAGAGCTATTTGACATATTATGTTCTTTGTGACATAATCCTGCACAAAATCCATTTTTAATTGAAATTTGTCTATTAGCTGTCCCAAAATAAACTTCGTGTATGCACTCGGCTGGCTTTCCACAAAAGAAACATTTATCTAAGTTGTTTAAAATACTATATCTTTTCATATTTCCCCCATTGTTCGTACTAATCTTTCATCTTCTTTTGCTAACCTAAACCAACTTCTACAGGTAATGTGCATTTCTTGCAATTGCCTATATTTTTGATATGCCCAATTCTGAAAATCCATCTTTTTTATTTCATTTTCTTGTGCTACCTTTGACGCATTAGATTGGATTTCTGACCATCTTGTTGCAAGTAACCAACTATCTATACTAATTTGAAATAACTCATCTGCATTTTCTAGGTGAACATTTTGAAAGCGTCTTGATATTTCTCTAAATTGTTCAAAATCTTCCATACATATTTTTTCAAATTCACTTTTCATTTTTACCTCCTAAAATGGCAAATCATCTCCTGCAAAAGTATCAAAATCTGAATTTTCAGTTTGTTCTGTACTTTCAGTACTTCCTTTTTTATCTCCTGCAAAATAAACCTCTTCTGCAATTATTTCAGTTGCATAATGTTTTTGTCCTTGGTCATCATCCCAATTTCTTGTTTGGATTCTTCCTACTACTGCAACTTGTTGTCCTTTACTAAAATATTTTTTACAAAATTCTCCTGTTTTTGCAAAAGCTATAATATTTATAAAATCTGCTTGTTGTTGCCCTTCTTTTGCAAACCTTCTATTTACTGCTAAAGTAAAATTTGCTACTAATGTATTTGTTGTTTGTGTATATCTAACATCTACATCTTTTGTTAGTCTTCCTATTAAAATTACTTTATTGATAAGTCATCACTCCTTTTTCTTTCTAACATGTGTAATCTTGCATGTTCTCTAAATGTCATTAATTGTAGATTTTCTATTCTATTATCATTTCTTTTATGATTTTTATGATGTACAACTTCATCATCTTTCAGCCATCTTCCTATATTACACTCCATCACTAAAACATGTTCCATAATATATCCTTCAGAGTTACTTTTAGGGTGGTCTGGAAAGTATATGGCAACATAACCATCTGCTCTTGTTTTCTTATGTCCTATTCCCTTCTTTAAACACTTCATTCTTATTTTTTCTTTAGTTTTATTGGTAAGTTTATACCCTTTTGGATGCTTCTTGCCTTTATTAGCATTACTAATTTGTTCTCTAGCTTTTTTACTCAGTGTTTTTCTTGTTTCAATATTATAAATTTTAAAGTATTTATATATTTTGCCGACCGACATGTCTAATTTTTTTGCTATGTCCCCAATTGAATATTCTTGTGCATACAAATCTAATAATTCCTGTTCTTTAGGAACTACTTTATTCATTGTTTTCTCCTCCCTCATTTTTTTTTGCTAATTTTTCATTTTGCTCTAATGCTTGTCCTATAGAATTAAAATTTTTTACATCTAGTATTTTGGGTAAGTTTCCTAATCTAGATTTCTTTACTATTGCTCTTGTTTCGTCTCCATTTTTCTCTAGTTGTATTACTATATCCATTAAATATTCAACAATGTCTAAAGCATCATAGGTTAAACCTACTGGTTGCATTTTGCCATCTTTTGTGTCCCATAAATTTTTAGCCCTTGCAACTAAAATTAAATTCATCGGAATATCTTTTAACTGGTTTAATATATTTCTTGCTGTTTCTCTTCTATACGCATACCATTTTGTTTTTTGTACTGCGTTTAATTCTGTTACTTTTTTACCTATCATTTCTTCATATTTTTTTGCACTTACATCTTCTATACAATCCAATAAGTCTGTTACAGGATCCACTATTAAAGTTTTTCTATCTGGATATTTTCCTTCTAATATCTCTTTTAATAAATTTATTGTTAAACTACCCGGATTACCAGCTTGTGGATTGGTTTTATCAACCTCTGCTTTCCAAAAATCAAACTCATTTGCGTACAATCTTGTACTTCCCTCTAAATCTATTACTATTGGATTGGGAGCAGATAATGCGAATCTGCTTTTTCCACTTCCGCTCTCTCCCCAAACCATAACTTTTAAATTTACATCTTCTAAAGTCGCTTTTTTTGCCAACATTTATTTATCCTCCAATCTTCTCTTAAACTCACTACTTAATTCTTTGTCTTTTATATACAAATTTGTTCTTTCTTTTTCTAAAATTGCTCTTTCATAGACTAGTTGTTCAAAAGTATATTTTTTTAAAATCTCTGAATATTTTTGCTCTTCCATTAAATTTCAGCCTCCCTATCAATTTTAAAATCATTAATCTTTTCTCTTAAATTATGTATTTCTGCATATAAATAATCCGTGTTGTCAACATCGTTTAAGGCTTTTTTTGCAGAATCCAGAAATTTTATACATTCTTCTAAATTCATTATGTCTTGCATTAAATATGCTTTTTCCATATTTCCTCCTATTGCATTCTCTCTAAAATTATGTTAATATAATTTTAGAGAATGCTTATTTATTGGTATTTTTTGAACTAGATATGTTTACCAGACGCGTCTAGTTCTATTATTTTGTCTTCTATGTGTTGCACATAGTATCTTGCTATATCGAGTACAGTTTCGTATTTTTCTTCTGCTGTTAAATCTTTTAATGTATCTACTAAAAGAATTTCGTTTAACTGTCTTGCATTTTCGCTTAAATATTTTAATTTGCTTTCTTTAGTTACAACATCACTCATCATCTCATGTTGTTTTTGCTCATTTCTTGCCATCTTTAAAATTTGTTCTATTAAATCTTTCATCTAAATACCTCCTAAAATTCTTTGCATTTGTCTTTGCTCTGCTTGTACTTCCTGTAATGTCTTATCTTTACTGTCTATGTTAAACATTACATTAACATTTCTTTTTGCCTTATGTACTTTCTTTGTTTTGTGTGCTTTTTTATATGTTATTTTCGCTATTGCATACAAAGCTATAAAAAACATAATTGTTAAGATTGCTGTTGTTGTTGCTAATATTTTTATTACTTCTTTTATTTCTACTAAACTCATGCTCCTCACCTCCTTTCAAGTTATTATTTTAATTTTCTTATTCTATATATTTGATTTTCTTCAATTTCTTTACTCATTGCTTGTTTTCTTATTCTTTCAAAATCTTCATCGAAATCCTTTTTAAATACCAATATTTGATTTCCTTCTATATAGTGTGGTAAACTTTTAGCTATCTTATAAGCTTTGTCTTTTCCACATCTTCGAAGTATCTTTATATCTTGTATCGTGTACACAAGTGGCTCTACTTGCAAATTAATCATCTCCTTTTTTCTATTTTTGTATCAGGTCGCAATTATTTTTCTATTACTGGAACTAGTCCATTTTTCTTTAATAAATCATATAAGAACAATCTTCCTTTTTGTGTCCACTTCGTATTCATTTTTACAAAATGTGTGCCATCTCTATGTGTTAAATCTATTGTTTCACTATGTGTATATCCATTATTGTGATATTCTTTATATAGTAACCATTGGCCACTCTGCTTGAATTGAACACCTAAATCATGAAGTTTTTTGTTCATTTCTTCACCAGACATTCCGTAATCTTTTGCTATAGCTGTTATAGTAACTAAGCCTTTATTTTGAAGTATCTTATCTGTATAGTCTGCTTTTGGCTTTAATTCTCCAATTATTTGTTTTTGTTGAGTATTTTCTAATTGTAACTTCTTCTTTTCCTCCCTTTCTTGCTTTAATTGCTCAAATACTTTTATTGCAAAATCAGGATTATCTAATAATTCATCAGTTGCATACATTCCATTTTTTCTGATTGAAGGTAATACTTCACTTGTTACCCATTCTGTAAATTTCTCTGCTTCAGGTTTTCTACTTTGAAATATTACTTTATATAAATTACTTTCATTTATAAATATTGCATTCTGTTTTCTTCCTAAAGAATCGATGATGTCGGTACTAACTACCCCATCTTGATTCAATCTTTTTTTACAATCTCTTGCATTTTTTATATCTAAAATCTTGCATACATCTGCTAAACACACATATGGTTGTGTTTTTATTTCCTGTGCCCTTATTTCTCCAAATTTACTATTATTAAATACATGTAAATCTTTCATTTACTTTCCTCCTTCTTGCACTCTTTGTTAATTTTTTTCACATTTCAATCAAAAAAAATATAATTATTTACACTTAAATTATTGTCATTACAATATTTTATTAGTGCTCCAAATATTGTTGCTCCAGCTCCTTTACCGTCGTTCCTAAAAATCTTATTTAAGTGAGTTCTTTGCACATCAAGTGTCCTTGCCATTTCGGATTGATTATTATCAAATCTAGTTTCAAGCAACTTATTTAAAGCTTTCATATTAAGAATCATTTTATCACCCTCTTTCGTGAATTTTATTTACAGGCATATATTATCATCTGTGAATTTTTTTGTCAATACTTTTGTGAATTTTTTTTACATTATTATATTAAAACCCTATTCTCTGTAAGAAAAAAACTTTTTTTAGGTTGTTGCTTTTTTTCACACATTAGTATATAATAATGTTAAATAAGTTCACATAAAGAAAGGAGATTGTTATGTTTAATGTAGAATTATTTTCAACAATATTACAAGAAATATCAAACTCATATAGCTCTACAACTGAATTTTCAGAAAAATCTGGAGTTAACAGGACTTATCTTTCAAAGTATATTAATAAAAAACTAAATCAGCCACCTACACCTAAAATACTAGAGAAAATTGCGATTTCATCTCATGGAATAGCTTCATATGCTAATTTAATGGAAATTTGTGGATATTTAAAATCCGTAAATAGATTAAAAATAAAAGAAGAGGAATATTCTAAAACTATAAAAAACGTACTACTAGAGAATTTTTCGCCAAGCGAAATACAAATAATAGAAAATTATTTGCTTTCTGATTCGTCTATCCCTGATTTTGAGCAAAAATTCAATGATTTTGAAAACTTTCTGTCCTCCCTGCCCGATAATAAAAGAGATTTTTTACTTCAAATAACTTCTAATTTTTTATTGAATGTTGTAAAAAAGCTTTCAAATAATGCTAATGAAACACAATCAATTTATAATAAAAGTAACGAACTTTTAGATAAAACTGATATTCCACCAAAACAATTCTACATGTGCCCAGTCTATGGCAAAATAAGCGCAGGAATACCAAATTGGGCTGAGGAATGTTTAGAGGGATATTTACCGCTAGACCTTAAATTAATGGGAATAATCGACCCAGAAGAGTGTTTTTTTCTAAAAGTAAATGGTGAAAGTATGAATAAAGTTATTAGAAATGGAGCTTATGCATTAATAAGGAAACAAAATGTAGTTGAAAATGGAGAAATTGCAGCAATTTTAGTAAATGGGTTCGAGGCAACATTAAAAAAATTTACTAAGCAAGGAGATTTAGTAGTATTAGAGCCAATGTCTGAAGATAATAGTTATACTACACAAGTATATGGACCTGATACAGAAATAAGAATATTAGGAAAATATATTGGAAAATTTGAGATTAATAAATAATCTTGACAAAACTAAAATAATAAATTAATATAAAAAAAATAAGGAAAATAGATGTAATCTAGATTTGCGACCTGATACATATATTTTCCACACATAGACACATTGAAAGTGACTACATGTGAATTATATCATATGTACCTTCATTTTCAAGTGTTTTTTGAAAAATATTTGGAAATGGAGGTATTTATTATGAAAGCAAGTATTAGAAAAAATAAATTAAAAAAAGGTTATAGTTATACTGTTATTATAGATTATGGTATTGTAAATGGTAGTAGAAAAAGAGAGCCATTAGAGACATTTTCTAGAAAAGGTGATGCTGAAAGTTATAAAGCAAAAATGCAAACAGAAATTGATAACAATACTTTTATTGCTATACCAGATATTACTTTCGCAGATGCTATTGAACAATGGATGGAAAATTATGTTGCAAATAATTGTGAACCTAATACCGCTTCCGGATATGAATTAATCAACAGAAAATATTTAAAACCTTGTTTAGGTCATATTCCATTCAAAGTTATTAGTAGTCCAAATGGAATTGACATAATAAATAATTATTATAAATATTTAAGATTTGAATTATCAAATGAAACTTATATTGATTCTACAGGAAAAGAGAAACATAAAAAGAATCTCTCTTATTCAACAATTGAACATCACAAAGCACAAATATCTGGAGTTTTTACATATTTTATGGAAAATAAAAAGCTAGCATCTAATATATGTATTAATACAGTTATTCCAAAAACTGAAGAAGAAAAAATGCGAGATGTTGTAATAGATGATATCGAGAATTACGAAGATGAAGAACTTTATGAAGATGAAGAATTTATTACCCCTGAGCAAGCAATTCAAATTTTAAATTTATTTATGAATACGGATATGATGGTTCCTGTTTTTTTAGCTGCACTTGTTGGATTGAGAAGGAGTGAAATTGCAGGTATATTAAAAAGTAAAATAGATTTAGAACAATGCAAACTAGTTATAAAAAACTCTAGAGTCAGATGTGGTAAAAAAACTATTTTTAAAAGAAAAAATAAAAATAAAACCTCTACACGAGTTCTTTATTTACCTCATTTGGTGGTAGATATTTTAAAACTAGAGTTGAAACGTCAGGAAAAAAATAAGTTGATTTATAAAGATAAATATGTAGAATCAGGCTTTTTATGTGTTTATGATAATGGTGAACCGCTTAAAGTAGACTATATAAGTTCTACTTTTAAAAGAACATTTGATAAATTCATAGAAAATGAAACAGCTAAAAATCCTAATTTTAAATTTCCTTATATAACATTGCATAAGCTTAGACATTTAAATATAAGCTCTCTATTAGCAAATGGTTGTGTATTAACAGATGTACAAGCTAGCGTTGGACATTCTACTATAGAAACTACTATGAATTATACACATAATTATGTACAAGGAAAGAAGGAAATTGCAGATAAAGTAGATGAAATTTACTCTCCTCTACTAAAAACATGTTAATAATTTACTTGTCCAAAACTTGTCCAAAGTTTCAGAAAAACATAGTAAAGATTAGAATATTATAGAAAATAAAAACAGCTCAAAACTATTAAAATAAGTATGTTTTAGAAATTTTTAGTAAATATTAGCAAATGGCTGTTTTTGACTCTGACTCCGACATTCCTGTGTTCGAATCACAGTACCCCAGCCACATAGAATCAACACTTTCAAGAATAAAAAGACTTGAAAGTGTTGATTGTTTTTATCCTACTTGTCCAAAACTTGTCCAAAATTTAAGTATAATA